ATCTAAAGAATCAGAGTGGTTCTGGGAAGCACACCAGACCATGAGTGATGGAAAGATTTGGTGCGTAAATGCCAAAAGATCCTAAAGTTATGAGTATGGACTGGCGTAGCCTTGGCTATTGGCCTGTCTGGAAAGATGGCAAAAAGATCTGGGTGCCCAAAGATACCATAAACACAGACAATCCTGAACAACTTTAAACATGATATAATCAGTATATGAATAATTCTAAGTGTTTCTTTTGTGATAAAGACGCAACTCATTACGATGTTGTCGTAGATCACTCTGACTATATTGTTGCAGATGTGTGCTTAACTCATTTATCTATGGGCCTTGTATCGTAAATGAACACAAGAATACTTAAGGATGGATCTGAGGTTGATTCTTTTGATAAGCCAGTTGATTTAATTATTCATACTAAAGCACCTGGAAAATGGAAATTGATTGACTTGGAAACAGGTGAAGAGTACCTTGGATCTGAGATAAGCACAGACTTTGCAGAAGTCCTGAGAGAAAAAGTTAGCATTAATAAAATAGGCACTTGGGTAAAAACCAAGTGGAAACAAAAGCAAGTTGACTAAACCCTAACTTTAAGGTATACTTGATATATGGAACAATGGATTAATGACTATGCATCCTGGGTGCTTGCTTTAAGTGGCGTTGCAGCAATTTATTTTGTTGGCAGAAAACAAATCTGGGCATGGATCTGGGCTACCTTTAATGAGGCTATGTGGATTTACTATGCCTTAGTAACCAAGCAGTATGGTTTTATCTTTGCTGCGATTGCATACTCTGTTGTTTATATTCGATCCTATAGGTACTGGAAGGCTTTAGACAAAGAACAGTTGTCTTGGAAAAGTTTTACTCAATTGATATGGAAGGAAACTAAATGATGATTAATGCTTTATTTTTAATACCAACGGCTATTGCAGCATATTTATTGTGTTATTTTATAATGACATACAAGGTAGATCAAGACTAATTTTAGGAGAACAAAGATGAGTATAGATGATATGACATTACGAGAAGAAATAGCAAGGGCTATAGAAGCAATACCTATTGAGACATCAATTACAAATGCTTTAGGTATGCGTACAGAAGCAGCAAAAATTGCAAGAGGACTGGATAATTATATGACTCAATGGTTTGAAAAACAAATGGATTTTGAGTAACAGATGACAAAAATGACGAAGATAGAGAAGACTAGAATATGGCCACTAAGAGTCATAGGCAACTTCTGTGGTGGGTTTGCTGGTAATCACTTGTTTAAGGCTTTAATGTTGGAAGAAGAGTTAGATGTTGACCTAGGCTTTCGTCATAAGTACCACGCAAAAATGTGGGTACTGCTTAATAAACCTTATAGTTGGTGGGGAACATACTATCAACTTGATATAGAACAAATGAAAAAAGACCTAGAAGGTTCGGGGTGGGATGACTATGACGAGTTTGGCAAAGCCTATTGGGATAAAGATGAGTAGGATACTTATCTGTCCCGTTTGCAAAAAAGAATGGAACCTTCGCTGGGGCATAATGGCTAACGAGTCAATGTCTGCACATATGAAGTCTAATCATTAAATAGTGCTATAATATCAATATGAAATCTATTTATGATATCCCGCTCAACTCGGCTGAAGATACGCCAAACTTTTTAGATCAATTCAAGGGTAAGGTAACTTTGCTAGTAAACACAACTGTTGGTTGTGGAAACGCAAACCAGATGGAAATTTTACAAAGACTACAAGACACATATGGTGGAGATGACTTCCAAGTTATTGCTATCCCTACAAATGATTACTGTGGTCCTGGAATTACTCACGGAAAATGGTCCCAAGGAATAACTTGCGGTGCCGATTCAGCAAACTATGGCAAAGATGTTTATGGAACAACATTTCAGTACTCAGAGATGGTAGCATCAAATCCAAATATTTCTGTTAATGAACTAAATCCTCACAATGGTGATGCCAAAGTAAATGGTTTGGGTCAACCAAGACAAACCCCTCATGAACTTTACCAGCAGGTTGCAAATCACATGGAAACAATGCAAGTAAAAGAACAAGAATTGGGAATTGTGAATAAGAAAGAATACTATTCTTATTGGCTAAACATGGATACTGGTGGTACACAACAAGGTGGAAACTTTGAAAAGTATCTTATTGACAGAGATGGCTATATTTCTAAGTGGTACCAGTGCACAGTACTTAATTACGACTCAGAAAGAGGAGTCAAAGAAGCAGCAGCAAAAGAAGGTAAGCGTATTGATGTTGGTCCTGGTAGATCTATGAAAATATTTGAAGAAGAATACGCTGCAGTTTGCAAAGAAATTGAAGAATTAATTGCTGGAAAAAGATCTCTTATAAATACTAGCAACTATGCTTTAGCATAATATAATATATTTGACATAGTTTCCGAGATAGGCTATAATTAATACATGAAACCTCTTGCATGCATCTTTGACGTAGACGGAACCCTGGCTAATGTAGATCCTTACCTTCACTATGTTCGTGGCTCTAATAGGGACTATGAGGCTTTTCATGAGGCTTCTGTGGATGCCCTGCCAAATATAGAAGTGGTAGAGATGTTAAATCATGCGTTCTTTGATCAAATGCACGTTATTATTGTTACATCAAGAAAAGAAACTTGGCGTGGTCTAACCTCTTATTGGCTTGCAAAAAATGACATTGGGCATCACGCACTGTATATGCGTAAGGACGATGACAATAGACCAGACTATGATGTTAAAAAAGATATCTTACTTAAGATTAAGAAACATTGGAATATTTTTCATGCAGTGGACGACAACCCTAATGTAATTAGGCTATGGGAACAGTATGGAATTCCTACCACTAAGATTGGTACATGGGATGGAGACAAATCTTGACACGCACACTTCAATATGGTATGATTAGTTTATGAGCAAACGAGTTAAGAAGATTTATAAGTGCGTTGAGTGTGAGACTATGATTACTATTGTAACCAAGGTTCACGAACTTCCAGAATCAATTATCTGTCCATGCGACAGCGTAGCAGAAAATCAAGGATCAAAATGAGAAAGTCTAACAACAAAGTATCTCAGCATAAGATTAAGAGAGCAACAAAGAACAAGAAAAGAATACAGGCTAAGCCATATCTTTCTAAGTTTGAGCGTCAACAATTAGAATTAAGAAAAAAGATTGTATTTGGTTCTTTGCAGATGGCAAATGACAGATAACATAATTAAGTTTCACTCGTGTCATAAGTTAAACAACGAATCTGAAGACTATAGGCCATCACCAGTAAAAAATCATATACCAAATTGGTTTTTAGAAAAAGACAAGCATGTTAGGAATGAGGATGGTACATACCCTTTAATTTTTTTAAAAGGTGAAAACGGAAACACAGTTCCAAGCAGAATGCCATCTTGGAAATCATGTCCAGCGTTGCTTGATGTTTTTGTTTCAGGATACTATTTGTTTACGCCTTGCGACATTACAATTAAAACTAATCATGAAAATCCTGAAAAGCAACCTGTAACAGTAAAATTAGGAGGTGCATGGAGCCGAGATGACGCAAATCAGATAAAAGGATTTGCATTCTGTAAACTGCGTGGAGGTGAGGAAGGTTTGCCAAAACCAGACGGATACTATGAAATTCCTTATACTTGGGTTCTAAATTGGTCAGCACAGGTTCCTAAAGGTTATACAATATTCTTAACAAGTCCAATAAATATACCAAACTTGCCATTTAAGACTATGTCTGGCTTTATGGACTCTTATAGTATTTTAACTGGATCAGGAAACATTCCTGTTTATTTTAAAGAAGGATGGGAAGGAACTATTCCTGCAGGAACTCCTTATGCTCAACTAATACCTATAAAAAATGAGTCATGGAAGTCTGAAATTGTAGAGTATACAAATGAAAAAATGAAAGAAAACTTTGATCAGTATGTTGAAGAATATATGATGGGATTTGGTATAACAAGTTATAAAGGAAAAGACTGGTCTAAAAAAAAGTACACATAAAAATTAATAAATAGATTGGAGATTCTGTGGTAAATCAAGAAGAAGTAAATAAAATATCAAAAGAAGTAAAGCGTTATATTATTAAACAACATATGAAAACATACTATCATTCTACTATTGGAATTTTATGTTTTTTGCTTGGAACATTTTTTGGATTACTAATTAAATAACTACTTGGAGGAAATATGAATGAAGTAAGAGTGCCAGATGAATGGCCAAAGACTAAGAAAGTTAAGTTTCTTTTTGTATGTCTTGGTGTTCTTGTACTATTTCTTTTCTTTAATCTGTAAATCTTGTTTGCACCAGTAGCCAAGTTGGTTAAGGCACCGAACTCATAATTCGGCTATTCGTAGGTTCAAGTCCTACCTGGTGTACTAGATCTCTGTAACTCAGTGGAAGAGTGACACCCTTCTAAGGTGTAGGCCGTAGGTTCGAATCCTACCAGGGATGCTATAATGGTAGCAAGGGTGTGGTTAAAGGGTATGTGTCGGGAAACATATATGCTTTATGTTGCAACACCACACCCTCCTAAATTTTGTATGACAAACTATTTATTTATTTAGCAGGATTCCAGAATAAAGAATCGTCTTCGTATATCTTTTTATCTAGAGTAAAACTTTCAAGGACTAGATCTTTTTCGCTTTGAGTTAAAGAGTCAAACAGTCTTTTTGAAGCATCATTCTTAAAATATGTTTTATCAATTTCTGATAAATCAATATCTAGTTCTACGCCTAAGTCTTCTGATATTTTTTTAACCAGCAATGTGTAATCCATAGCGTTTAGATCTTTATGTCTGATCATTAAATTAACTCTTTTGACTCTTTTATAAATTTCTTCTTTGTCAAATAATTCATTTTTATTATGCTTAGCCATAGACTCATGCAGTATAGACATTTTTTCAGGATCTGGACTTAAAGCAAAGTTTTGAGATTGAAAATCTTTAATATATTCCCAACGCAACAACGTGTCATATAACTCTTGTTTATCAACACGAAGATCTTTTCCTTCTTCTTTTATGATATGCCATTTTTCTTGATCTATCAAACCCTTTTTCCCTGCTACTGCATGACAAACAGAACTAACAAAAAACTCACAAGGCTCTCTAAAAACTGTAATTACATATGTTTGATCATCTATCCATTCAGGCCAACCAGCATGCTGTCTCATATCTTCTGGAGATTTTATAAGTTCTATGCCATTATCTTTTAATATATTTTCCATTGGGCGAAGTATATATTTTGTTAAAAACCTTCCACCTGTCTTTGGAATATGTAAAAAGTATAGTTTGTTATACTTTGACATTGCTACTTCTTGGGATGTTTAGGTTCGTATGGTGCTATCTTAGACTTAATGCGACCATCTTTATATAATCTAACAATCCATCCATCTTTAATCTGAATAGGATTAAATGCTGCTGCTTTTTTCTTTGGCATTACTTTACCATTCTAAATGGAGAGTCAATCCAACTATCTGATTTAGCAACTGGTATGCAATTAGGAACTGGCTTACCGTCTGCTCCTGGCTTCATTCCTCTTTGGACATATCCATCCCAACAAGGTGCTTGCTTATTTACATTACCGCAGCAATCCGACTTCATCTCTCCAGCCTGACACTGTGGGCATTCTTCACAGGTTACATTTAGTTCTTTGCACATTGGACAGCCACAACCTTCGTAGGCCTTACCAATTGATGAGTCGTACATTGCCATAGCAACTTCTGAATCCATTGAGTGATTATCCATATCTGCTTTTTCAGCATCCTTATACATCATGCCAATACTGTATGCTGTTGGCTTCCATGTACCGTTTTCTTCTTTGTGTATTCTAACTGACATTGCTGGGTTTTCTGGTGGCATTGAAACCAAAGCATATTCTGATCCAGGTGTACCAAGTGTCCCACCCTCAGTCATGATGTGCTCTATAACGCCATGCATAACCCCCTCAGAGGTTGATCCCATAACAAAGTCGCCTTCTTTTAACATATAATAATTATACCATGCCGTTAAGCCTGTTGTAAGTCCTTACCCTGTGGCAATTGGCGCAAACTACCTCACACTTTTCAATCTCTTTCTTGATAGCCCTCCATGAAAAACCATCATGGATCATTCTGGATACATTGTATTTTTTGTCCCTTATGTGATCAAAGTCTAAGATAATATGATTACTGATTCCACAATCCACACAGCCAGAATCCTCTTTTATCTTAGCAAGCATCTTTTTATACTGCTGCTTATTATAGGTGTCTAACTCTTTGTCAGTCATTGTTATCATTATACCGTGAAAATATTAAGGCCCCACACAGGCAATTCACCTGACTTGCGCCACGGTCTCTATCCAATGGGTAACTAATCCATCACTAAGGTCCTGTGTGGGACAACTATATTGTAACATAGTAATGGAGCAGTTTATGGACTTGCTCAGGTCTCCCAGGGTGCGACCCTGGCTTATCCGTACTCAGCAATAAGGTTGCTAAAAGCAACTGCATGTATCATGACGGAATAGTTTATTATACTACTGAATTTCAATAGTTTTTGGCTTCTTCTCTTCTGGAATGTGCTTTTCTAGAGTTAGTTCTAGAATACCATTTGAGAATACTGCTGATTCAACTTCCATATATTCTGGCAAGTTAAATACAGTTGAGAACTTTCTTGCTGCGATTCCCTTATGTAAGAATGTCACAGATTTGTCCTCTTCAACCTCAGATCGCTGTCCGCTAACCTTTAGTTGATTGTTTTCTACAGTAATCGACACATCTTCTTTGTCAAAACCTGCTAATGCAAATTCCAAAATAAATAGGTCTTCTCCCACCCTAATTACATTATAAGGTGGATAGTTATTTTGTGTTGTTCTGACTGTTTGATTGAATCGATTAAAGAATGGGTCATCTAAAAGACCCAGCATTGTTTCTACTACCATTTTATTCCCCTTTCAAGCGAATAAGTTAATTCCCCCCATTTGGGCAGGCAATAATATTATAACATAGAAAAGCAGGCCTGTCAAATAACAAGCCTGCTGATCTATAGTAAAATTACTTTACTTGCTGAGTCTTTCCTCCGCCAGATGACTTCTTTGCAGGAGCCTTCTTTGCGGTTTTCTTAACAACCTTAGCAGTCTTAACTGCTCTGTCTACCTCTTCTACAGATGGCATCTTGCCGAATGCAGGATCGTTAGGGTTGGCTGCTCTCAATGCTACGGGGATTAGTGCTCCAAGTAGTGAGTAAGCAAGTGTCTTAGGGTCAGTTACACCAGAGGCATACATTGCTGTTGCTGCTCCAAGTACTGATCTTCCGTATGACGCTAGTGCGTTTTTGATTTGTTTATTCATAATTTTCCTCCTAGGATATTATTTTTGTTAGTACTGTAAAGCCAATCCATAAACCAATAATTCCTGCGACTCCCGCAAAAACTGGTGGTGCTGGTACTGGCAATTTGAATGCAGCAAACACGACGCCACATCCAAAACCTGTTAATACTGATAGTATCACATCTTTCATCTTTTATTTTCCTCTACATATTTTTTAATAAATGGAACTATTACGTTTACTTCTTCTGAAGGTACGGCATTAATAAGCATATGGTTTATGCCTCTACTTTCAAGAGTCTTTACAAGATCATCAAACTGATCGTATGTGAGGTAAGCAGCATCCAGCACGGGCTGCGGAACCTCTCCTTTTTTCCAGACTGGTCTAACTACATGGTTTGTTAATAGGTCAAGTTCTTCTTCTGTTTTTCTAATGATAGGTGTAATTGCAATCATTATCTCCATATCTTCTAACTCAAGAGGAATCGATACAGAAGAGCCATCTACCAAATCAGACCAACCTCTACGAGCATAAATGTGATAAGGCAAAATAATCTTATGACCATACTGTTTTGCTGCTGCAAAGACGTAACTATTAGTTGTTGATACATATATATCTAATTTGTTTTTATGGTTTGGGTCACGCCAATATCCTGGAGAGTCTTTGTCTTGATCCATTTCATTTAACACTTTAAGAAACTCTATCATGTAGTTTGATCTGTCAAGAGAAGTAGATTTATCATTGACATCTCCAACAACACCACCAACACCATCTTCATGATCTTTGATGTATCCAGAAATTAAATTAATCTGAAGCCTACCTTTATCTATTCTGTCCATAGATCTATTTATCATTGAAAGATATTGAGGAGATATTGTATATGGACGAATGGCCACTAAGTATTTAATGTCTTCGCTTTTTTCTATATCTTTTGCTGTCTTTACAAACATGTCTCCTTCTGGGATATCATGTGTAAACATCACTCCAGAAAAGTTATGGTTATCTAGGTTGGATGGATCTTTTGGATCCCCAGGATTTCCGATTACTCCACCAAAATAATAAAACTTCATCACACTATTCTATCATAATCTTCTGGTAGAAGAGTTTTTAACTTTTCAAATTCTGAAGAGATTTTTTTTAGAGCAAAGTCATGAGGGGCAATCATACCATCAACTGCTGAGCCATACTTATTATAGTAATCAATCTGTGGACCAACCTCATCAATAAATAACTTCAGTCCAGACTGGACTTCTTCTATGTATTGATATGCCCAATCACGAGAATCTGAAACAAATTTTAAAAAATCTTCATTAGATTGATCTTTATCTGTTTTATTTATATTACTGGTTAATTGCTGCATCAACAAAGCCTCTAAAGTTTTAGCGATAAGAACCTTGTTAGCCCTTTTTTGTAGAACATATAGGGATAAGAAAAGCAAGGTTAAAGAAGACAAGATACATATAAAAATTAACTCAATCATAGTTCTTTTCCACCCTCTCTTACTAATAGAACAATCGCTCCATTATCTTCTAGTGCTTTTTTAACACGGATCATATACTCTACAGCCTGCTTTTTAAGTTCAACTGTTTCTAAAGACATAAAGTCTTTTTCTTTTGCTTTTACAGTTATGAATGTGTCATTATCTACTAACTCTAAAGAAAATCCTTCAGGACATCTAAGAGATCTGAACGCTCTTCTCATTTGATCTGTATACATATTACTCCATTGTTAGGGACTGCCATGTTATTCCCCAGTCGGTCTTTGTTTTATGGCTAGAAAATTCTTTTGATATTTCTCCATTTTCTAAGTACACTCCACCCCAAACTCCCCACTCTTTTCCAGATATACCTACAGAAAAACATTCTTTTCTTACAGGACAGTTAGAGCATATAAGATCTACTGCAGGTCTTAGAAGTTCGTCTTCTTCATACTTGTCAAAGAATACATTTGTATCATAATCCAGGCATGAGGCATTATCTTTCCACTCATACTTATTCATGCTACCTTACATACTTGTCAGGTATTTCCCATCCAGTTCTAGAAACGACAAAAATCTTTTTTAAGTGCCAAGCATTATTTTTTAATGCTCCCTGGCTTGATGCAAAGGCCTTATCTGACCTAACCATCTCTACAACATCCCATCCATCCCAGGAAAGGTTGCTGTTCTTGGAAACAATTGCTTCCATTTTTTCAAGAGAACTAATTGATATCATTGTGTGTACTCCTTAGAAGTTGTATACGTTTGTGTTGATGTTTTTTGATCTTGACAAGTTTACTACTTTAGAAACTTGTTCTTTTGGATTAGCAACAAAAGCAAAGTGATTAAAACTATTTATGTTTTCTTCAACCCATTCAGGAGTAACTCTAAACAACTTAATAGACTTTCCTCTAGCCTTCATTCCTCTTTCAGAAAGATTTACAAATTCTGAGGCCATTGCGCTAATATTTCCTGGACCCGCAGTGTATAAATAAAACTCTTTTTCATCTTCTTTTAATTCAGATAAGGCAACTGCCATTGCTCTAAGAAAAATGTTATAGTTAGTGAAACTAGGCGTTCCCTGTACCCCTACTATCATTTCCTACTCCTTCTCTTAGTTTGTCTAATATGAACAACATCTTGTCTAATTGTACCTTATCCATAGTGCTCGTGTCAACTTGTATTGCAGAGTCTTTGCTGATCAAATTATTGACCATTGGTGCTGTATAAAACCCATTGTCTTTGATCCAATAGGCTTCATTTTCAACAATAATAACTCTAACATTTTCTTTTTCTTGACGAATTTTTGATTGACTTTTTCTGTTTATTTTTTCAATATATTTTTTCCTCATAGAGTATTGATTATGAATCATAGATTGAGTCATCATAGGCTCATAAACTGTACCCCTTTTAAAGAACATTATGTATCCTATTACTAATAATAGGGGAACAGTTAAGGCTAACGCTCCATACAAGTTATTCATAAACACCCCCAGGTAATGATTGTATCACTTTTCTTTAAACCCTCAGTCTCCAGTTCATGGCTTTAGGGCCCTGCTTTATCATTTGAAACATGTGATGTTTATATTGTTCTGTTAGTTCTGCATAGATTTCTGGATTGACTAACTCAAGTTTGTCTGTGATTGAATAAAGCATTTCGCCTTTTTCATCTATTCCAGCCATCTCTATGGCACCTTGCATAATTAAATGCTCTACCATTGCTTGACTTTTTATATTCATTACTTCCCCGATTTTATTCTTGCCTTCTTCAAAGCGTCAAAATCTTTGACCTTTGTTTCTCCCATATATCCCCAAGCATGTCCATCGTTGATCATCTTGTCATTAATAGAAACGGTATCTCCATCAAGGTATACCCAGCCAAGAATGCGACCATACTTTTCGGATGAATCCATCTTTTCAGTCTTGATTACGACAGACTTAGAAGACTCAATAGCATGCTTCAAATAAGCCTTTGCTTCCAGTCCTAAAGCCTTTTCAGCCTTGTCTGCTGTGCGAGACTCAGGTGTATCAATACCAGCCAGTCTTACTCTTGAACTAAAAGAAATGTCAAACCCTAAATCAATATCTACGTCAATGGTGTCTCCATCAACAACTTTTATTACTTTTTTTACATAATATTCAAACATTTGTGCCCCCTTAGACCCAATACTTAATTATAGCAGTTAATGCTAGAATTGACCACACTATATTAAACCAGATTATAGTTGGCAATGTCTTAACTGTTGATGACCATATAAGCGATATACTTGTTGCCAAAGCAATAATATAAAGCCACCAGATCTGGGTATTAAATAGCAGACCTGGAATAATAATTCCTGCCTTTGTCATAAAGGCAAAGAACTCTACGGTATTAGGCTTATTCCAATAAGACTTGTGGCCCATGCTACGAAGAGCAGTTATCCATTGTGTTCTAAATTTCATTTTAATCCCTCCAAAAATTGCCTGTGATCTACACATTCTGACACCTTGTAGTCTTGATATTTCTTGTAATAGTCATACATGTCAACACCTTTTTTATAGTCTGCAGAATTTTCTATGTATGCTTTTGCAACATCCTTATTGATTGTGTTATGTGCAGACCCGATAAATGTCCAACTATTTGCTGACCAGTATTCACTAGAGTCAAGTTTGTTTGGAAGTCTATTCTCCCAGTTGTTAATTTTTTCTTGTAAATTTTTTGGTGCATTTTCATATGTAAATTTTTTCCAAAACTCGGTGTCTTTTCTCAAAGTCATATAATGAAAATATATAAAGTTACTTACATCATCATTCATATCTAAAATAAGTTTATTAAACTCTGATCTTATTTCTTGACAATTGTTTATCAAAAAATCTGGGCTAGAAAATATATTAGTTAAACCAACCATGCTTACCCATAAGGATGTTGCTTCTAGTGGCTCAACAAAGTTTGCTGCAAGACCTATTGCAACGCAATTGTTAATCCAAGGTTCTTCGTAACATCCAGCACTAAACTTAAAACCACCCTTGTCTTTTCTTGGATAGACAGGCTCGTAGCCTAAAAATTCTTCTATTTCTTTTATTGCTTCTGCTTCAGATATTAAGGATGAGTCGTATACATACCCGCAACCAAATCGTGTTTGTAAGGGTATTTTCCATATCCATCCGTACTTCATTGCAATTGCTTCTGTATAGGATGGGATTTTGTCTGTCATCTCAACAAAAAATGGTACAGCAGAGTCAACTTGAAGAAAATCTGCATAACTTTTCCACTTAGAATTATACACTTTTCCAATAATTAATCTATGAAATCCGCTACAGTCAAAAACAAAATCACAGTAGATCTTTTCATTGTTATCTAGGACCAAACTTTTTACGTAATCTTTTTCATCTAGCAAGACATCTTTTATTATGCCGTCAACTAATTTGATTCCTCTTTTTGTTCCGATCTCTCTTAGTCTATCTGCTAGTTTAACAGCATTAATATGTAGAGACATGTTTCCTATTTTTTTATAATCATCAATAGGATCTTTTTTAGAAACAAAACCAAAGTCTCTTTTACTACCTTCTAAAACAAAAGGAACTTTTTTGGCTTCTGAAATTTTTTCTGTAAAATCTATCTCATTGATGCTATCATTTAACGCAAGGGTTGCAACAATTAGAGGACTATTGGAAAGATACTTGTTAGATACGGCTTCAAAACCTAGAGATCTATCTGTTGTAGAAAAACCATGGTAATAAAACTCTCCATCATTATTCCAATTTGTAAACTTAATTCCATTTTTAATTGTTGCATCACAGTTTTTTATTAGATCAGAAAGGGGTATATCTAAATGGTCAAAAAAGTCTACAAGAAATGGGGTTGATCCTTCTCCTGCTCCCAGAATTCCTATGTCTTTTGATTCAATTACTGTTATATCTAAGTCTGGGTATGATCGTTGTGCTTTGAGGGCAGTAAGCCATCCAGCAGTTCCTCCACCAACAACAACTATTTTCTTTGTCATTACTTTCTTCCCCATTTAACTTTGTTCCAACCACGCTCATGGAAGTAATAAAGGACTGTCTTTGTAAATACCTCAAAACTTGCGATTGCTCCAGCCGTAACTGGCTCTTTTGTTATTGCCCAAGATATTACAAAAGTATCTGCTGTACCAATTATACGCCAAGTAATAGCCTTTAATGCTGATCTTTGTTTGGTTACATTCATGATGGCCACTCAATTTTGCTTGGCTTAGTGATGAAGTTCCAGACTTTAGATGCCCATTTCTTTACGTTTTTGCGTAGCGCTAATAGCATGAATGTCTGCCCCCAAATCTACTTGTTCAATCTTATATCCTACATCTCTTCCGTATACAATGTTAGTAATGTTCGGTAGTCTTAATACTAATGCACCATCCATAAAGTCATCCTTGGCAATATATTCTTTTACCTGATCAAATTTAAGAGGATCCTTTTCGCTTGTATTGTAGGTATTACGGACTCCAAGAAGTACTTGGTCAGTTCTCTTGCCAGCCTCTTTGTAAAGGGCGTGGTGGCCCTCGTGCCAGGGCTGGTACCTACCCAGCATAAGAGTTGTAGGTGCAGACCAATCATGTAGGCTAAACTTATTAATGATGTGAGATGCTTTTTCTTCAGCATTTTTTTCATGATTAGTAAAATATAAATCAACTGATTCTGGACGCTCAAACATTTTATTTGTATCTTCAAAACGACCTTCAGCAATTGTGTCCATAAAGATAAGGATATCTGGTTTACCAAATGCTACACGAGTTAGATCTGTCGGACATACAAAGTCAACGATTACTGGAGCAACACCCTGCTTAGCAATAAGTCTTGCCATCTCTCCCATACGTCTTGCCTGTTCAATTCTATCTTCAGGGCTAAATCCTAAATCTGAATTTACAGTTGCACGAACTTCATCTGCATTAAGATGAATAGCATTAATTCTTTCTTTGAGTGCCTTGGCTAACTCTGTCTTTCCTGAACCTGGAAGACCTATAATCTGAATAATCATTTTTCACCTATCTCTGTGTTTGGCATAATGTCAATTAACAAATGCACTCTGTCTATTTCACTACCATTATTTACATAATGAGTTCTTGAGTTGTTTATTTCCCAACATTCTCCAGCACCCATCTTAACCCTATCGTCTCCTACACCAAAGAATACACTATCGGAAGTAACTACTGGGATATGGTTTCTTCTTGAAAGCATAAGGTAGTCTCCTGCATCATGATGATGTGCTATATCTTGACCTGCTTTTAACTTAATCAAAAGCACCATCCCTCTGACACCCTTGTGGATTCTTTCAAGGTCTGAGATTATTGGCTCAAGAATTTCAAGCAGCCCAGCATCGTTAGATGTTTTCTGAGTAGAAAATTTTTCTCCTTCTTTCCACATAAGATCTGCGGTATAGACAAAGTATGAGTTAGTATCCTTATGAACATAGTAGTTGTCTTGTCGTGATGTATTAATAAACCACTCGTCAGAAAAACTATCTATATAGTTTCTGATGGGTTCAACATCATACCTACTGTGTTGCTTAAAATTAAAGTCTTCCAGTGTCTTTCTCATCTTGCCTCCAGGGTCTGATTAAAATCTTTAGAATATCCAAAGTTAATAAAGTCAGAACTGTAAAAGTCCTGAACCATATTTATTTCCTTATCAGTATAGTCTTCTATATACGATTCTACCACATAGTTGCCTACATTGTAAAATCCAAGTTCCCAGCCAAGTTCATCTTCTAACTCTTTTAGATTCTCAAACTTATAGAGTCTCTCTACCTGCAGGTCATCCTGGTCCATGATATAAAAAGACTGGGGTATGTGAAGTAGTGGGCTTATTGTAGATATTTTTCCCTGCTTAATGTTGTCTAAGTACTGTGCAAAAGAGATGTCTGTTTGATTAGTTTTATTGTATTGCTTGTAGCAACTATAAGTTCTTGTGTAGGGGTTTCTTACAACAGCAAAAGAAAAGACTTTCTCGTCTACTAGGTTTGCTTCTTTTAAATATGAGTATGGATCGTGATGCCTTGGCCATTCTCTCTTCCAGTTGTCTAGATTATTTTCATCTAATATTTTAGAAATTGAAGAGCCTGCAGTTTTTGGTATATGAACAAACAGTAGTGAGTCATAATCTTTTTCATTAATTATCATGTTCTCTAGCCTCACTGTTTATTTCTTTAACAAGTTTATTTACCATCATGTCATTTTGCTGGTTCCAGGATAGATCAAAGTTAGGGCTGTTAGTAAATAATAATAGATCAGTTATTTTTTCATTTTTAAGTTCAGTTATTTTTTGTTTGACTGTTTGATAATCTCCAATTATTGAGAAGTTTATGTGCCTAGGATTAACTGAAACAATCTTTTCTTTATACTCTTCAATGTCTTTGTTTGATTCCAGGATAGTAACATTAGCACTAACCATTCTACCTTTAACCCCATCAAACTTTTCTATATTTTCTCTATAAGTATCTAGCATACATAAAGACGTACCATCAAACATCCTTGTTGTTTCTAAAGCATAATCAGAAAAACCACTAAACACCATTGGTGGCCTTGTTTCCATTGGACAATACATCTTGTACATATTTACAAAATTTCTTAAGTAGGTGGTTCTTTTTTGAATCGTGTCTATAAGTTCTGACTCTCCAAAAACATCAAACTCCAACTCTGGCTCATCATCTCTTGTGTGAAAGTCTCCAGCAACCCAATTAATTATAAGCCTATCCTTGTCTATTTGGCTATAAGCCCTAGTCATCATTGAACAATATTGAGGACTTACATGATATGGCCTTAGCGCAATCATGTACTTTAATCTATCCCCTGGTTTAAGCGCAGCAGCAGACTTTATAAAATAATCTGCTTGTTGTGAGTGAAAAGTTAATAGAACTGAATGATAACCAGAGTCTTCTAAAACAGTAGAAAGATTTTTTAATGCTCTAGGATCAGAATCAAGATCTCTAAGCATATAATGAATCTTCATTACTCGGTTAGTTTTTCTCGCTCATCAACAATGCTAATCATAAATGACATCATGCTATTGTAGCCATCTGGAATAGCCATAATCTTGTTGTAGTGATGTCCGCAAAACAATAAGTCTCCACTTATTCCAGTAACCTTAACCAAGGCTTCAGCATTACATCTATCACATCGATCATGTGGTGATAGTAACCAGTCTCGCTTAACATCATCTTTAATCATTGTAAACATATTATACCTTCCGATTGTCAGTGGAATAAAATCCACTACCGTTGAATACTGCTCCTACATTAGAGTATACACGAACTAGAGTGTGATTGCAAGTCTCACATTTATATCCAGGATCGTCTTCTTGAATAGATCTTTCTTTGGTATATCTTTGTGCACATGGCATGCAATCATATTCGTACAGTGCCATAGATTACTTCTTCTTTTTTGCTTTTACTGTCCAAACAGGTGCGTTAAGATTATCGCCACCCCAGTCATATCCAAGCGCTTTTACAACAAACCTAATAATTTTAATACGCATTATTTAATCCCCTTTCCAAATTTAGCCCATAGTCTTTCATGTACAAAATATCCCAATGTTTCAATAGCAATATAAATAAGTGCACCAAGAGTTGCGTATTCCCATTCACCAGTAAATAAATAAATGATTCCAGAAAGAACTACAAGGTGAAAAATTTCCCAAGTAATTGTTTTAATTGATGACTTTTTTGTTGATTCCATTATAGAGCCACTGGTCCCTTTCCTCCGCCACCAGAAGACTTTTTTGCTACTGGCTTAATTTCCTTTGGTGCTGATGGCTTTGCAGGTGCTGGTTTAACAGATTCTGCAATCTTATTTAGTAGTGGAGCATTCTCTTCACCAGTGTAAACTGGACGACCCCAACCAACTACAGCGTTAACCAACTTCTTCTTGTTGTTCTTTACATATGCACGAGTCTTTTCTACGCACATTCCTCCGTTGCGCTGGTCTCCCTTTGCAGTTCCTGAAGTGTTTCCTTCAATAACTTGAATAGTTCCGTCACCGTTGTTCTTAATACAAATACCAACATGTGAAATACGATTTACGCCATCTTCTGGGAAATCAAAATAGATCCAGTCTCCTGCTTGTGGATCATCATTGCGAGCATCTGACCAACGCTCAGCCTTTTTGAACCAATCTGCTGCTGCTACTGTTGATGCAGACTTAGGGAATGATTTTACTCCCGCAGTAAATGCTGCCCAAGAAACAAATGATTGGCACCATGGCTGGAAGTTAACCTTAATCCATGCACCGTACTTTGTTTCGTTATCTTTGGGGCCTTCAATTGTGCCCACTTCTTTCTTTGCAATCTCAATGATTGCTTCTACTGATCCTTTTGCTGCCATGGTATTCCTCCTTGTTGACATGTACTTCTATTATATCACGCTGCCCCACCTGGCCTCGATCCAGGGACATCCGAATTAACAGTTCGGCACTCTACCATCTGAGTTATAGGGCAAGGCAGGCAGTTTTAGTCATGCCCAGGACTACTGTTTAGTTACGAATATATGATGCAGTACCAATTAAAATCTTTGGAAGAGATGTTAGATACTCTCCAAAAGTTTTAAAGGTGTTGCGTTTTACATATGATGCTGCTGAAACTGCGGTTGCTGCAGAACTACCAGCAGTGTCTGTTGGTGAACCATTATACTTAGTAATGCTTGCCTTGCCAGGTGCAACCATGTCAAGTCCAGGACCCGTATTGGTTGCTGTCTCTAGTTGTGTTGCATTGCCTAGTGCTCCAACACCGATTGCACCATTAACACATGCAGGGAATCCAACTTTGTCTCGTAGTTTATCATTTCCTGTTGCAACAAAGACTGGAACATTGTTAGATGTTAAAGATGCAATAGCCTCAACAGTAACAGCATCATTTAGGCATCTATTAAAATCCATGTTTGATTGACTAATTGAAACAGCATCAATACTGTACTTTGCTGCATTCTTTGAAACCCAATCTATTGCTAATTCAATTGTTCTATTAGAGAATTGGTTAGTTCCACCATCTTTGCCTAAATTAGAGATTCTTACAAATACAATCTTAAGGTTAGGATCAACTGTTAATGCAGACTTAACCATTGCATCTCCATGAAAAACTGGATTATTGACAGATGCTGGCCAGACTGTATTGCCTGCTGCTCCTTTGCCTTCCATGAATGTGCTACCATTTGGACATAGTGTAGAACCACCAACATTTAAAGCAAACTTATCGTTTGCTGTAAAACATGCTTCTTGAATGATTGATGGAAACTTACTTGAGTTAATAGCAGAGTCAATAATTGCTAAGACTCTTTCATCTTGTGCTTGTGCTGGTGCAAGTGCTGTAAATGCAATTGCAATTGATAGTAATGCTAGTAGTGCTTTCTTCATTTTATTTCTCCTTGTTGTTGTTATTGTTTGATTTTTAAAACTACTTGGCATGGGTCTCCGCCTGCTTCCCACTCTTGCTGCTCTTCTTCATCCATATATGGATCACCTTCATGTGTATTGCAGAATGGTTCTGTTACCCATCCTCTTTCAATACCGTTTTCAAGCCAGATTTCAAACTCGTCAAAATCTGATTCTATGTTTTGAATGTCCCTCAAGATCTCTTCAAATTCTTCGCTCATATTAAAAGTATACTCCTAAAGACTGACAATGTCAACTGGACCCATGCATGATGGGTTAAATTTAATAGCAGCATTTACTGCTTGCATTACTCTGTTCCTTGCATTTTTCTGCTTATCTGTTGCGTACAAAACCCCATATGCATACTCTGCTCCTGACCCCATAGCAAGGTATGGAAGTGTGTACTTAGATAAAGACATATCTCCAGAACTGTGTTCATAAATGTTTCCACGAACTGCAATAATTAAACCAAGGTCTCCATCTTTAGATGTGTCTACCCAGAACTCATTATAAAATTCACGCAGTTCTTTAATAAACTTTGTCTGCATAAATCTATCTGTGTCTTTAATGTTGGGTGCAGTTGGTTTAAAGTTGTAACGGATTCTTTCTCCGTCCATTGACCCAGCGTATCCAATAAGGTATGGACCTATCTTCCAAACCTTTGGTGCTTCAAGTGCTAGAATGGTACCATCATCTGATGCTCCACGATCTCCAGCCATGTAAATTTTATCTTCATGGCGTACAACTGCAATACAAGTCATGGCGAAAGCCCTCTCCAGATAGGTGATACTTAAGTATACCATTGCCCAGAGAGGGCTGTCAACTACCGTCAATAATGACTAATTAGCCTTTTTGTCTACAGACTTAAAGGCATCATTTATTTCTGCTAATGATAGCCTTCCATCGTCCAAAAAAGCCCTTGCCAGTCTTTCAATAACTGTTGCTACGCCTAAGAGTCCTGCAAGCATAACTGCCTGAACTGTGTCAATTCCTACTACGGCTCCTGCTCCCAAGACTGATAGTCCTGATGCTGCAAATACCGCAAGAATTCTCATTAGAATATTTGTTATTGCTTTCTGTGGGTGCTCCTGCTTTGGGGGTTCTACTACTTTTTTAACTGCCATTTTATTTCTCCTTCCTTAGCGGGATTGTGATTAACCAGATAACTGTTGTTGCCATTACAGCAATACCAACAATGTCTCTTGCTGATCCCGTCAAAGTTAGCCATGCGATAAAGAAGCCCAGGAGGGTGAATGCTTGTGCAATTAATTCCATACCTGCGTCTTTAAACCATTTAGTTAATCCCTTTAGCATTTTGCCTACCAGGTTTATGGCCTTATTGATTATTTTCATTTGTTCCTCCTTATCATTGCCCCTGCAATTTGTGATACGATGATCACTGGGACAATTACTTCTTGCGCTTTCTCTCTCTGATCGTCTGTCATATCCATACCTAACTCAGAGAAATTAGATAGGAGTTCTACTGGGTCCACTGCGAAGACTGCTCCAAGTGGGTCTGCTAAAAATGCTTCTGTTTGTACTTCTGTTACTGCATCTGCTAATGTAAATGGCATTGCAGTTTCTCCTGCCTCTGCTTCTCTATCATTAAACTCAACAAATGCTTCTGCAAGTGCTGGATTAGATTTCATCTGCTCCGCAATTTGTGCAACTTCTGAAGGCTTAATACCAAGGTCTTGTGCAACCTCAGCCTTTGCTTCTTTAGTCAATGCTCTGAGTGTTTGGCTAACTGCTGTTACTTGTTCAGGGGAAAGAGTAACTAACTTATTATCTTTGCTTGTAAGGTTAGCAATAACATTAGATAGATCTTCTTTTGTTCCAGTTCCCTTTTCAGGAACAAGTGCTGCTAAGACTTCATCAGTAATTTCTACATCTGGTTCATTCCAAGGGTTCTCTTCTGGTTCTGGCTCTGGACCAGGTTCTGGTGAAGGTTCTGGAGCAGGCTCTTCAGTTGTCTCTTCAGTTGCTTCTGGGGTAGGTTCAGGAGTTGGTGGTTCTTCTGCTGTAGGCTCAGGTGTAGGCTGGTCTGTAGGGTCCACTGTAGGCTCTGGAGAAGGCTCTGGTGTAGGAGGCTCTTCTGCTGTAGGTTCAGGGCTTGGCTCTGGTGTAGGTGGTTCCTCAGCAGTTGGTTCTGGAGAAGGCTCTGGTGTGGGGGCAACAGTTGGTTCTGGATCTGGGCTGGCTTCTGGGGTAGGCTGATTGGCTGCAGCATTGGCTGCTGCTTGAGCAATAGCAGCATTAAGTTCTCTTTGTGATTGCTCGTCATAGTAACGCCATGCGTTATCAATTGCACTGTTAACATTATTAATTGCTTGCTCATATGCGTCAATAGCATTATTTTTATTTTGCAATGCCGTTGCAACATTTAAAACTGAATTGTTATATTCAGTTGTTTTATTAGTTAGGGTTTGATTGTAACCATTTAATGTTGAAACTGCTTGGTTATAAACATTTAATTTATCATTATATACATCTTGGGCTGAGTTTTTTGCAGCAAGTGCACTGTTGTAGTCATTGGTTTGTTCTTGTGTTGCTCCAGATCCAGAAGAAAATGTGTTTAGATTACAACTAAAGTTTTGTCCCCAGACCCTTGGATCTCCAGCGTAGTCACACCCTGCGCCAGTCCATCCTCCTGGAATAG